GCTGTTCCGGTACTGGATGCGGCGTTGGCAAAATAAACTGGAAGACTTCGCCCGCGACTTTGTCCATTCCACGGAACGCAAAACCCGCAACAGCATAAAGCAGGCGCTGAAGGACGCGGGGTTCACGGTGCGCATGGATCCGGCCCGGGCGGAAAACGACGTGATGGCGGCCCTTATCCGTGAAAACGTGGCCCTCATCAAATCCATTCCCGAACACTACTTCACCGAAGTGACCGGTCTGGTCATGCGTTCGGCAAGTCGTGGCCGCGATGTGAAATTTCTGGAGGATGAACTTGCCAAACGCTACGCCATCACCAAACGCCGCGCCAAGCTCATCGTCCGCGACCAGTCCAACAAGGCCACGCAGGCCATACGCAGCATTGAAGCAAAGGAACTTGGTATTACCGAGGGCGTCTGGGTGCATGTGCCGGGCGCAAAGTCCAGCCGCAAGACGCACATGCAGATGAACGGCAAACGCTTCCGGCTGGATGAGGGGCTGTATGATTCCGCTGTGGGACGCAAGGTGCTTCCCGGTGAACTCGTGGCCTGCAACTGCACCTTTCGGGCCGTAATTCCCGAGTTTGGAGACTGAATATGTTTGTATCGAAAGAGGAATGGAGATTCACAAGATTGGAACGGCGCGTGGATGAACTCGAATATCGGCTGGCCATGTCGGAGATGAAAAATTGGCGTGAGAAGATGGGTAACACTCCGCCTCCGCCGACGCTTGTTACAGCCATTTCCGATTTTGAAAATCGTTACAGCAAGATTGATTGCCGACGAGTCTCGGCAGGAATGGGGT